TCAGGATTCCTAAATTCGTTATACATCATCTAATCCGTTCTTCTACGCAGTAAAGGATTATATGATGTATAACGAATTTAGGAATCCTGATGAGGTATATAACACATTTAAAGAAGAACTGTTTGGTACATATGATCCAGCTAAAGAATATGAAGCTTCCGAACTAGGTTTATATAGAGAAGACGTTGATTATCAGAAAATTACAGAAGATGAGGATCTTATTGCTATACAGGAGCTTATGTTTCCTGGATTAAGAAATAAAAACTTATATAGTTTATTTGATATACAAGGTAATGATAATGTTAAAGCTTTAGGAGAACTAGAACAATTAGCCAATAGATTAACTGAACAGTTAAATGTACCTTACGAGTTTCTTACCGATGAAGAAGCTAAAGAGCTATTAGGAGATAAATACTTAGCTCAAAAATCATTCTTTTATAACGGGGTTGTATATTTTAATAAAGATCAGTTTACTACAGCTACTCTATTTCACGAGTTTTCTCATGCTTTAGTTGAAGCTTTATCTGTATATAATCCGGAGCTATTTAATAAACTAGTAAATCAAGCTTTAGCAAGTACTATCCAGCTAGATAATGGGCAGATGACTACTGTTGAACAAATGGTTATTGAAGAATACCCAGAACTAGATAAAGATAGCATGAGTTTTAAAAAAGAAGTTTTAACCTGGTCTTTAGGTAAAGCAGCTGAATTAGTAAATACCGATAAAAAAGGTAGTTTATTAGAGTGGTTAAAAGAATTCATGTACCAGGTAAAACAGTTACTACGAAATATATTTGGTTCTAAAATAGATATATCAAAGCTAAATGTTAATACTACAATAGATGACTTAGCTAAGTCTTTAGCTAAAGGAGATTACTTTATTATAGCTGCTGAAGATATTACAAATAAAGAGATTCAAGAATTTAGAGAAGAAAATAGAAAAGTCATAAAAAATATTAATGAAAAATTTGATAATGAGAAATTAGTAGTAAACATAAAAGAGTTATCTAGTAGGGTAAACAAATTTGTTGATAGATTAGCTCTACCAGGATATAATATACCTGGAGTATCAAGAACCACTATAAAAGACTTATTTACCACAATAAATGGTAAGTCGCTATTTGAAGAAGTACAAAGTAAGCTAGGAGCAACCGGTAAGAAGTTACAAGGTACTTTAAATGAAATCAAACAGATGGAACGATCTGAAGAGATTACTGATGTAATTAACGATTTAGAAAAACGATTAACCGAATCTATAAACGATGATACTAATCCAATATCAATATATGAAGATATCATAGGATTTTTAAAAGGTCGGGATGTACTTACAGATGATCAAGCTAATAAATATATAGACCTTATTAGAGAAGCTGATCAAGAAGTAAAAATTGAAATAGAAAGTAAATTTGCTAATTTCAAAGCTGATTATAACTTTTTTGTTAATCAGGCTACTAACCTGGTTGAAACTATCGAAGTTTTAGATACAGCTTTAGATAATATGATTGAGGATCTTAACGATACTTTAAATAATATTGATGATAAAAATCTTTTAAAACGAGCTCATACTCAAAATGATATTATTAATTATTGGTTAGACTATATCCAAGGTATGAAAAAGGATATAGAAAGTGGTGAATACACTAACGGACTTATTCCAAATGATCTTGTATCTTTCTTATCATTAGTAGAAAGTAAGCTTAAATCTGCTAAGAACATTACTAATAAGATATATAAAAAATCTACTACCGCTTTAGTTGTTGAGCAACTTGAGAGTTTAGATGAATATATTCGAGAATATTACGATAACCTAATTCAGAAGTTAGAAGATAAAAAAATGCCTGAATGGTTAATCCAAAGAACAAAAGATAAGTATAAGCAAAGTTCTATTAGAAACTTTAATACTGATACAGGTCAATTTGAATCTTTAGAAAAGTCTATAGAAATGTATTTAGAAGGAAAGCTTGGAGATAGTCATGCTTTAAACGGATTCTTAGAGGGGTATATGTACAATCAGGATCCTATAGTAATGAGTGTAGCTAAGTTTATTAAAGATAATTACAATAGAACTGTGGCTGAAGCACAATCTAGAATGGAAGCCTGGTGGAATGATATTAGTCCTCTTGCTAAAAAGTTAGGTTATAATCCATCTAATCCTCAAGAGTTCACTAATAAAGTAGCTTTCCAGGATGAGATATCTTATTATGATACCGATATTAAAGAAGGTCCTAAATATGTAATTAAAAAAGTATGGAGACTATTAAACCCTAATAAAAATTGGGAGTCGATTTTATTTCAAAAAAGAGAAGATCTTAAAAAACTGGAAGCTACATATAATGATACATTGTCTGTAGAAGACGAAGCTGCTTTTATGGAAGCCGCGGATGAGTTTGAAAAGTGGCAGAGGAAGTATTTTTATCAACCTTTTAAAGATGAGTTTTATAAATTTAAATCTGACTTTTTTAGTGATGCTATCGGTAAAATAGCTAACAACAAACTTAAATATTACCAAGATCGGATTAATGAGAGTAAAGCTATAGGAGATACCGCATTAGCTGAAAAGTATAGAAAACTATCTAATCAGTTATACTCTTTAACAGATACTAACGGTAATACTAAAAAGGGTGATGCTTATGATATAGCTCAAAAGCTAATAGAATATAGAGAACAATCTAAAAAATTTTATACCAAATCTATAAGAACTAAAGCCTTTAATAGAAATTTCTATCAAAAGAAACAAGAGATAAGGGATTGGGTAACAAAAACTTATAAAGATAAAGCTCAACAGGATATAGAATTTAACAAAAGATGGAACGAGTTTCTTCTTACAGAAACTACTGTTGTATTAAATACTGAATACTGGGAAAGTATTAGGAATATTAATGAAAGAATTAAGTTGTTAAACGCTGAGATAAGAGCTATTGATAAAGCAAATGAAGAATATTATGCTCAATGGGATGAACTTACAAAAGAACGAGATAAGTTACTATTAGGTAAAAAAGACTCTTCTAGACAATATGATCCTTCTCAATTTACAGAAGATGAAGTAAAAAGATTAGAAGAGATTAATAATGAGATAGATAGGTTAGATAAAGAAGTAAAAGTAAGAGAAAGCGGTTTAACCCAGGCAGAATGGGATAGATACCAAATAGGTATTAATAAAGATCAGTATACTATTGAAGAATTAAAAGAAGCATTTGATATACCTGCTGATTTTCCAGAAATGAGTGTTGATACTAGAGTTGAAGTTGAGGTTAGAGAACTGAGGGATAAAGCTAAAAGACAAAGATTAGACACAACATTATTCGATGATTTAAAATCTGCTAAAGAAGAAAAACGTAATCTTCAAAAAGCTGTTGCTTCTGATTATTATATAGATAACTTTAATGATCAATTAAACCTTTTAAGACAAAGGAATCCTCAAGTTGTTATAGATTATTTTAATGGGTTTAACTTATCTAATTATGATATTTCCTCATTAGCTAGTGTTGATGATTCATATTTAAGTAAAGCTCGTATTGAACCTTTGTTAGAGGACGCTGAATTTAAAGAATGGTTTGATAAAACCCATAAGATAGGATATAAAGGAGACTACCAAAGAATGTATCTATATAATAAGTTTTTACCTAAGGATATTACTTATTATGAGTCTTATACGGCTAAAAATCCGGAAGATGTTACTGATCAAGAAGAAATAATAGTAAATGGTATTCCTAGAGTACCTAATGAAAATTATGTTTACAGAACAGTAAAAGATGAATATAGAAATAAAGAAATCATAGGGGTTACTACAACAAATAAAGGTCAATGGCTTCCTAAGAATAGAGAAGACATGAGAGACTATTACGATAAGTATAAAGATGACTTTGAAGGTGGTGAAGATCCTTATCAGTTTATAAACGAAAAATATTATGAAGTTATAGATTCAGGTAATACTGATTTAATTGACGTAATAGAAAAGTTAAAATGGCAAGCACTTGATCTTCAGAATGGTGTTAGTAAATATGGTAGACTTTATTTAGATCTACCAAGGTTTTATTCTAGTAAACTTGAAATACTTAGAAATAAGAAAATGTCTGCTAAAGACAATCCTATATCAAGATTAGTAAAAAGGGTAAGGGAATTTTTATTAAGTACTAAAAAGATATATTCTGAAGGTCTTAATAACTTTGAAGAACAGGCTCGTTTAGTTAATCTGGATATGATGGATGATGAGATATCGGGTGTTAAGATAGCGGGAAGTGACTTTATAGATATTGAGGATGTTAATACCGATATTGTAAATAATTATATGAGATACATGCTATCAGCTATAAGGCAGAAAAATCTTATACAAATGTATCCAGATGTAATGGCTGTTAAACAATCTTTAATCAACGTAGATGGTACTCCAGTAGGTGTTGATGATAGACAAAAAATTGATAAAAAAAGTTGGATAGAAAACAGGATTAGACCATTATCTTCTTTAAGATTCTTAAAAAAGAAGAATGAAAATAATCGATTAAACGCTATTAATAATTTAATTGAAAGAGAATTTCAAGGTATTTCTCAAAAAGGTATAGGAAGTAAAGAAAATGTTAGATTAAATAAACTTTCACAGCTTATATTTGGTAGAGCTAGTTTTGGTTTCTTTGCGTTTAATGTACCCTCTGCTATTAAAAACTACCTAGGTCAAAAGTGGCAGTATAGTCTTCACGCTATCGGGGGTGGTGATTATGATTTAAAAGATATGGCATCCGGACAGGCTTTAGCTTTTAAAACAGCTACGGAAGTAACCCTAAAGATGTACGGAGATAAAGAGAAAAGCGTTCACCTAGACTTAGCTGATATAATGGATGCGGCACAAGGTCGGGTTGATAAAAACTTTGGTAGAAGATTTAGCCGATCATTTGTTAAGGATGTTGCTGAATTAGCTAATCCTATGAAAGCCGGTATATCTTATAATACTAGGGAATGGTTACAGCTACTAGGTCAATATGAGGTATTTTTCTCAGCTCTGGAAGGAGTTAAACTTAATCAGTTAGATGCTGATGGTAATGCTACTACTATAAGTTATACAGACGCCTGGGAAAAACGATCAGTTACTAGCTTAGTATATAACCGCGATGGATCAACTGAAGAAGTTGAAAGAACCGAAACTGTATTAAAAGATGGTATTGATCCAGAGTATGATAGAAGACCTAGAATAGTAACATTCAGTAAAACTACATCATTAGAAGAATACGCTAATAAATTTGGTATAACTCAAGAAGAACTAGAAAGAAGGATATCTAAATATAATAACGGTAAAACCTTCAGTCAATTTAAAGATGGTGAAGATATGAAGGTAGCTGACATGAAAAAGTTCAATACTTTTGTTAATCGTCAACACGACCTTCAGAATAAACTAGGTGGAGCTTATGCTCCTTGGGAACAACCAGAAGCTCAGAGATTCTTACTATTTAGATTAGTATCCTATTTAAGAAGATATTTTACCAGGATGTTTATGTATCGTTTTCAGTATAAAGGACATATATGGAAATCTAGTGAAAGATTTAATATCGGAGCCGAACGTTTAGAGATGGGTTGGTATATAAAAGCTATGAATGATATGCTTACTATAATACTAACAAAAGGTAAATATCTCAGTGTTATGAGTACTAAGGATAAACTATCTATGATGAGGGTTTTAACCGAGTTTGTCGCTTTAACCTCTTTAACTATGTTATTACCTTTAGTGTTCGGATTTGATGATGACGACGATGACAAATACGATAAACTAAGAGAGAAGAGTGGACACCTTCCATTCTTATTTGCTCCTGGTGATGAAGATCATCCGTTTAATATGTTTGGATGGTTAAGTAACCATGCCTTATTAATGACTCTTCAAGTTAGAAGAGAAAACGAAGCATTTATACCTTTACCGGGTTATGGCTTAGAAGACTATAAAGATTTAGCTAATCTAAGTAGTATAGCCTATGGACCTACTATTGAAACTTATGTAAAAATGGCTGGTAGTATATTTGATCTTGCAACACGTGATAAATCAGCTTATTATAAACGTGATTCCGGTCCGTATCTATGGCAACGTGAAGGTGGTATAAAAGTATTTAGATACGGAGCTACAGCATTAGGACTTACAGGAAGTACATTAGATCCTATAATGGGTATAAAAACTCAGTATTCAATAAAGTCTATAGAATAAAAAAAATAGAGGGGAATAATCCCCTCTTTCTTTTTTTTCTTATTGTTAACCTAACTAGGTTATTCAGTTATATCAGTTCTCGAGATTTTAAATACTCGTTTAAGGAAATTTCCAAATGACCTGTCGGACCGTTATTATCAATAACAGCATCAAATTCATAATTATCTAAAGCCGTTTCAGATTCATGATTAAAATTATCTAATATACTTTTAGTTAATTCAGGATATCTATCTTCAAGAGGTCTATCCACACGTATAATAATGCCACCTAAAGATTTAATAGCATCCGCCTCATTAGGAAAACGAAGATCTGTAATAATCCAATTACTTCCAGCATGATAATTTACAAATAACGCATTAATCCAAGTATCATCATGTAAGTTATTTCTTATAGCATCAGTACCAAGTCTTTGTAAAAACTCTCTATAAGTATACTTTTTTCTATCATCATCTTCAGCTCGTTTACGTAAAAAACCATCCTGGATATAGTCCCATTCTACTTCCATCTCAGAATCTTTAAATTCCTGATCCTCAAAGTAATGAACAGGAAAACCTGTTAAAACAGCTGATATTATCTTCAGTTTATCACTGAATCGTTTAATTTCCCAAAGTTCACTGGATTTTGTATGGATTAATCTTTGGATAATTTTACCAACTGTATCCTTACCAGATTTTGATTTACCGCTTATTCCTATTATCATAAATTAAAGTTTATTAGTTTATCATCAATATTGTCAAAGATACCATTTGTTTTATAATCACTACCATAAAATCCCCAACAGGAGTCTATTTCCTCTTCATGTTCATGACCATAATCACACTTAGTTATCTTCATTAACTTAAATCCATAAACATCTCCGGTTAGGTATTGATCATAAGTTTCTACTTCTGCCTCAAGACGTTTAGTAACTTTATCTAGTGTTTCAGGATCAATATTACCATATTCTTTTAGAATAGTACTTGTAGGACAATAAATGTATCCAACCTGACCAGAATCCCATCTACAAGAAAATGATGATGTGCTCATAGTAATACCTGAATGATCATATAGATAAAGAGGTAAACATACCCAATCGTTTTTTAAATTAAGCCATTCTTCTAGTGTTTCCGCATCACCGTAAATTTCATCATACATCTCAAGATCTTGTAAAATTAGATTAATATCTAAAGAATCTGCCATATCCATTAGAGCTGCATGTTTATCAGATACTTGTTTATCACCCAAATTATATCTAGAATGACAACAAATCATAATACCAAGATTATCCCATTCACGGGGACTCTCAGGATCCTCATACTGATAAATATTTAATACATGATCGTTTTTTAATTCAATTCTTTCTACTAAATCCATGATTTTATGTTTTATAAATCGTAAAATACTTCAGTTATTTCTTGTTTTACAGGAGCTTCTGTATCAAATAAGTCTAACTGGTTAGGATTATCATCAGCTAATTTAGCTAGTTCGCTAACTGGAGTTAAAGATTTAAATATCTTATTCATATAAGTATGAATAGCTATATGATTAGAAATCCAATCTAAAGGATGCGATTTTCTTAATGCAATTGATACATGAGTATATAAATCCCATAAAGAATTCAATGATGGTAATAACGGATCCTTAATGTTATTAACTATAGTACTAGACTGAGTAGGAGTAAGTATTTTATCAATAAAATAAAGCAATCCTAGTATTTCAGCATGTTTTTCCTTACCCAGAATTAGTTTACTAAAGTTTTCATGATCCCGAACAATAGTATTATAGTACAAAGAACATTGATTAATCTGATCATGAATATGTTGAATAGCTTCTTGATCAGCATTACCGGTATGTTTACGAACAAATGACCCGATATTACCTGGTATATATGTAGCGCTATAGGGTAATGTAGGAGAAGCCGTAGCTCCAGCTATACATTGAAACTTTACTTTTTTATTATAGCTATTAACCCAGCTAAACAATATACCTAGATCAGTATCATTAGCAGGTTTAATAACATAAGAACCCTGTGCTATATCACCATTATTAGCAATTTTATAAGACTCTTTTAAAATCGTAAGATTATTATTAGCTAACTGTTGTTTAACATTATCGATTATAAATCCATGACTAATAACTGTATAGCTATTAGCATGATTAGGTAATGTAACGGAGCGTAAATAACTCTCCGTTACGATAGGCATTGATACTTTCATAATTTAAAATAGTTTAAGTTGACTAGAATCGAATTCGATATTTTCGATTTCTTTATAAATTTTGTCTAAATAATAACCCATATTAATATCATAATCACTCCACTTCATCTCTACATACTTATTAAATACGGTTATCATGGCTCGTTTATCCGCTTCTATCTGTACTTCCCTTCCATCCTGAACATTTCGTTTTGTTATTTTACAACCCTTATTACTTATATAATAGCGTATTACTTTTTGTAATTCCTCTTTCCTCATTGCCCCTTTTATATAACATATCTTTTCTAATACCCAACCAGAGTTAGTTTTGAAACCTGCACAAAAATCAAATATATTTGAATTTTTAAATAAGGTATCTTCAGGTAAAATATTGTGTACAAAGTAGTTATAGATTGACTTAGGAACTACTAAAAAGCTTTTATTCTTATGTAACGCTAGTTCAGAAAACTCAAATCTACCCTTACATTTAGTAGCTGAATAATAACATTTATCATTAGATTTTCTAAATACATAATAAGGATTACTAATAATTAGCTCGTTATAAATATCAACCGGTACTTCTTTTTCTTTATACACGGCGATATAATTATTAACGTCGGCTAGAATCAAACTCTGATATATATCATGTTCAAGTTCTAAACTGGTTAGCTTTTCCCATTCTTTACATATCTCGTAATACTTATCAATTGAATCATTAGGTATTAAGTTTTCTACTCCATCTGTATTTTGCATTAACGGAATAGACCCCGGTATACCTAAAGATATCATTTCATATAACATCATAAGAGTTAACTGACCATTAATAGTAACTTTAAGAGTTAGTTCCGGATCATATAAAAAACTATTAGCATCATTACTAAGACCATATGTACTATTTAAAATAATCTTGTAAATATAGTTCCTTACATCCTTTTTAGATATCTTACGTCTTTCTGTAAAAAACCATTCGTATAACTCATTAAAATCTCTACTAGGTATATGTGCTGGGGACCACTTATTACGGATAATAAGATTAGGATAAAAGCTTACCACATCACTGGTAATAAGCGTATAATTATCATCTGATTTATAAATACCGCTTTTAGTAGCACCGTGAGCACCACCTAGACCAAAATCAGTCTTAACGTTCTTATGAGTAATATTTGTTTTAAATACTCCCTTAATATTATTAGGATCCTCAATAACAATAGACTTAAAAACTTCAAGTAACTCCTGAAATTCTGGAGATTGAAACTTTACAAAAGGTAATATAATATCCTTTAATACAATCTGTGTACGATAAGTCCTCATCTGACGAAGATCATATTTAGAAATACCCGTAGCTTTAGTTAAAAAGTGTAAGAATAATTCTTTACTAATCTTAGGTTCTGAAGCACTCATTAAAGGTATATCATATTCTACTGTTAAGTCTTTCCTTAGTTTAATAGCCTTTTTAGATAAATAGAATATATGTTTAGTAGAACTTACGTCATTTCTACAATAACTTAATATCAAATTTATCTCATCTAAAGTAGTAATATGTTTACCATGATAGATTGGCATATCCTGAATATTCTTCCAATCCATAGTATACTGAATCCATTTAAGACTAGATCTTTTAGCCGGGTTGTCCCAGTGATTTAGCTTAAATACATCAATTTGAGGTATACTAAGATTTTTTTCAGAATACTCAGGAAATTCACCATTATCTTGTCTTTCGATAATTTTCTGCGAAACTTGGTAAATCATATTGCTAATTTGAGATCCGTCTAATTCTTTAAGTAACTCACTATTCTTAAGAATATACTCACTTATTTGAGAATCAAAGGTCAAACCATTAAAGCTGATATGATATTGCTTATTGTGCTGACTATCTAGTAAAAACCTTAAAAGATCATTGAAATCATTTTTAAGCTTATGAATAACAAATTCTTTACGAGTCTTTTCTAGATAGTGTTCAGCTACTAATATGGTGCAATTGGATAGTGTTTCATAGTCAATTACCCAATGAGACTTCATACAAAGAATTTAGTAATTTTATCTTCGTTATAATTAATAGTCATTACTTTAAGAAAATCACAGATATCTTCTTTATCTCTGATTACTGTTTCGTAATACTGTGTTGTTTGTACTCTTTCTTGTTTATACGGATTGTAATTTGTCTCTGATTCTTTCTTTTCTTCAGGTAACATTTTACGTACCAATGGATATCCGCTAGGATCCAGTTTAGGTAACATTTTAAATGTATCTTCTCGGTGTTTAGTAAGAACTAATAAGATCTGTTTTTCCGGATGAAATATACATTCTATAAAAGGACTATCATTTGTTAAAGCAATAGCCATAAAAGTTGGTAATGATTTATATCCACCATCATTACCCATATCTGTCCACATACCAGTGGTCAGAAACATTGTTGATTCTACCATAATTACGATTTAAAAATTAATATATCTGAGTTAAACGTTTCTTTCTCTATATCAGGCTTATCACAAAGCTCTACCACACTCTTCAAATTTTCAATATCAATGTTAAGTAAACGACTATATATCCCATAATATTTATGAGGATTAAGAAAACTATCGATATATACTGAGTTAGAATCGGAATTACCGAAATATTTGAGAATTTTAATTTTTGTTCTGTATTCTAGTTTTGAATATTTACCATTAAGGAAATTGTCCCAATCTTTAGCGTTATTGCTAAGGTCATAGTTACAAATAACCAACTTGCCAATAACTTCCTTTGATTTAAATCTAGGATGTTTTAAAATTACATTATTAACAAATATGCTAAACCTTGGAGTATCATCATTAAGATATGTACATGTTAATATACAATCCTCAGGTTTAGTTTTATTACGCCAATTTATATAAGTCTCGGTCGGCGGAAGATCTCTACCCTTCACCATATCTAACAGTGGATAAAGAAATACACGAGACTTTTGAAAATACTTAGAGTATAAACAAGAAATAGTACCCATAAATGTGATTTGCTTGCTACAAAATTATACAACCAGAAGCTAAATCAAAAGGCAATTCGAAATTTTTATTAACATAGTGCCAATTAAATACCTCGACTTTTTCCTTAAGTGCTGATAACCAATCCTTCATCGTATCAATGCTTATCTCAAATACGCACTTTTGAACAAAAGGATCTACCACAATAAAAGAATATTGTAAACTATAATCAGGATACTTTTCAGTAAACTCTGCTTCACATAAAGTATAATAAATAGCAGCCTGAAGATCATATCGATAATAATCAATAGATTCTTTAAATCTATCTATAGCTTTAGAAGTAGTCTTTAAATCTACAATTTTTATACACTTTTGGTTGTGATCAATAACCAATCTATCCAAATAACCTTTAAGCTTAAAAGAATAGTTTAAAAACGTAGATTCTAAATACTTTTCACTATAGATATCAACTCCTGCTGGATTATTACAATATAAAGCATAACAGATAATTTCATCTGAAATAAGCTCATCTCGTAATTCCATACATTTTTCATAACTTTTCTGTTCTATTAGTATCTTAGAACTTAATTGTGTTAGAAAGTTAAAATAATTAATATTATCTTCAGTTAAAACTTTAGCAATTCTTTGTTCATCTGTCTTAAGATTTTGATAATAATTAAGGTTAACCATTAGTTCTAATATCTCATACTCAAAGTTTTCTAAAGACTTACTAGAATGTTCCGGATTCAGTGTTTTATTATACATTGCATCAACAATAATCTTAGCATTATCTTTTGGTATTTTACCTGGAGATATGATAAAAATCTTGTCAAAGTTATCCGGTTCTAACACTAAAGTATGAAGCAGTTTTCCTTCAACTAAATGAGTATCAAGACTTTCCTCTTTTTGGTTTAGAACATAATGTCTATAAAATAATTTAGGAGAAAATAATAACTTATTTAATCCTGAATAACTTAGAAGAAACGGCTTTTTATAAAACCGTTCTTCTTCTGTAAGGTGTTTAAGCATCTTTATAATTCGAATTTAACGGATGTATCTGGATCATACAAATTTATAAATTTTGGTTTAGGTACAATAATTATATCAACTAAATCTGATGACAATCCATTAACAATACTTTTAGCTTCTTCCTGAAATATTCTATTACATTGAGATCTATCTATTTGATCATTATAGTTTTCAAACATATAATTTAAAAAATCTGCTGGATCCATATCATATAATTTTCTCAAGTTATTAATATTATTAAATACCTTAAGATTTTTATAAATCGGGTGTATTAATTTACTACCATGATCCTGATAAAGATGATATAAATACTTTATACTAGCAGAATAGTCACAATTAGCAATAGTCTGAAAAGCTAGTATATGATTTTCTTCATCATTAGATGACAATATACTATCAAGACTTAAATAAAGTTCTTCATCGATTATATTACTACTTGGAATAGCTTTATATAATGAATTTTCTGATACAAATGGAATCTTATTAGCTAGACTATAATAAAGAATCTCTGCAAATAATGGTGTTATAAAATAAAAAGTATTTAAATCTATAGCAGTGCTATTACTAGTATACATACCTAATGTAATAATCTTATCAAAACTCAATCCGTGATAATCAGTACTACTAAAATCAAAAGTTTTATACCGTTCGTTATATTTAATTCGCTGATTTCTAATTTCATGATTATTAGCATGTTCCTGTACATAATATACAGCTTTACCCACTAGATAATTAATAGTAGGAAACTCTTCACAATAATCATCATAAGTATAAAAAGATTTACTAGTATTTATAAATACTGTAGCTTTTGTATGGTCATTCGTTACTGTAGCTTTTATAGATTTACAATACTCTTTTATTTTAAACATTGGAATCTTACATCCTGGAAATATATAAACTTTATCTCCTGATTTTATATCATAAGCATTATAATCACTTTCAAAAAATTTATCATTAAGCTTAATATAAGTAGCTTGATCTATTTCGTGAATACCCCCTAATTGATAGGGGGTGTTATAGCCTTCACGATAAACTAGACCTACAGTACGTTTTATAAACTTTAACTTATCTACAATATCAAAGTTTATAGGTATAAGAGAAGTTTTTTTAGCCATATTATTTAATTGCTATTTGTACAAGTTTCGGGTGCATTAGTAGCTTTTGAAATCGTTGTTTATCATAATTAACAATAGATTTAATAATGAAATACCTAAGATCATTAGTAAATAAATCCTCGTCAATACATATATTAATTAATCTATCAATTAGCTTTTGATCACAACCTACATTCTCAACATGATAATATGTATAATTAATAATCCTGGTAGCGATTACACCAGCTATATCCGCTCGATAATCATTATCTTTACCGATAGTATCTACTAGTTTCTTTTGAGTAACATCCCAGTCTTTACTAGTAAGGATTTCTTTAGGATGAATTAATTTATCAAGTTTATTATTGATAAACATAGTAAAAATAGTGCTAAAATCCGGTCCTACAGATCCTTCACCTAACATCTGGATAAGCGGTAATTCTTTATCAAAGTCTTTAACAGAACTAATAGAGTTAAAGAATGTAGTAATAACCCTAGCATTAGTTTGTTCTGTTACTAGCTCAGGGTGCATAATTAGAAAATTAATACAACGGTTATCTAATTGACAATTCTCTGCATATCTAGCCCAACAATCAATATCAAATTGTAGATTAATAGTTATAAATCTAGTCTTCTGAGCATTATCCATACTTGTAACAAAATACTCACCATTATCAGGATTTGAGCTTAGTAATATCATAGATCCTTTAGGAAGTTTCCATGAGATATACTCTTGCCTGTCAATGATTTCCATACAAGCTTGAAGAAATCTGGAATCAGCTCTTGAATAATCATCAAGTAATAACATTAAAGGTTTTTCCTTACCTTGAATCCAAGCTGGAGGAGCATACGTCATACGCTTTTGACCAGTTGGGTTATATTGACCTTGTATATAGGTAGGTAATAAATTTTCTGGTACCCATTTAACTGTATCACCTTTCTTTACTTCAAATTCTTTAACTGGAAATCCGGTTAAATCACCTATTTCTTCTATCTGACTAAGACATAATTTTTCAAAATCCATATTAAGCTCCTGAGCTATCTGGGTAATTACACTCGTCTTACCAATACCCGCTGGTGATTCTACATTAATAGCTACCGGATTTTTACCTTGTTCTTGTATATGTTGATTATTACTAACCATATACTTTATAAGAGTTTTTAACTCATCTACATTTAATTTTACATTTGCACTCATAATTGTAATTTAATTTTATAACCTTGTAATTCTTCGTTAATATTACTGTTGGAACTATGTACCCATAAAGTACGAATTTGACATTTAGGCGGTGCGGGTGCTTCACCATCTGTAAATACGATAAGACCAGTATATACTGAGGTATGATTATTAGTATACTCTATTATAGGTTTGAAATCTGTACCACCACGACCATGTATTTCAATTTTATCACTTGGTTTAAACGGTATAACTGATCGTACATCTGTATCACATTGTAATATAGTTACATCACTACCGGTCTTATATATGTGGTGAATCTCATTCATAAACTCTTTAAGTTCACCATCACTAACAGATCCAGATGTATCTATAGCAACTAATAAATGTCGCCTTTTCTTAATCTTAAGACCAGCATCTTCTACAAACCTCTTGTTCTCTTTACGCTGCATCTTCTTGGTATAGACTTTACTAGATCCACCAGCAAATCTTCTAACATAACTTTTCCAGTCAAACTTAGGCGGTTCTACTTTAAATAAATCGTCTATATAACTTTGTAATTCACCAGGTATAGTACCTCTATTCTTAATACTATTAGCTATTTCTTTTAAGTGATGATCTATTTGAGAACCTAGTAATTTCTTTTCAGTATCACTTAAGTTATCAAATTCTTCCCAATCATGATTAGGAACCATATCACCATCACCATCGTGAATATCACCATTAGTTATAGCTTCCATGACCATTTTTATCTTAGGACTATTATTAGCAGCTTGTTGAAGCTTATCATAATAATAACGAGTACCTTTCTTAGGTTCAAGATTAAGATCCGCAAATGTTTCAAGTGTCATACCTCCAGGTGGAAGATACTGTTTATCAATGAATTGATTAATTTCTAAATCCATAGCAATATTAGCTATCATCTGATTTTCAAATTCATCATGCCTAAGTAAATGAAAAATACTATATGGTAAACGTATTATTAACTCATACTTTCGCATGAGACTAGACTATACCTTAATCCTAAAGCCTTTTTGCTTAGGATTGCTTATTGTAGTCGTTGAACCTCTTTCTTGGTTTATATGTGTCTAAGTAATTAATAAAAACTTGCCTTTTCCTTTCTAAACATGTAGTATAATCTTTGTACATGTATTCAAATAGATTAAGTGTATCATGCAAAGAATGTTGTGTAATATAACACTCATTACTTTTCTTAATAGTTTTATTTTTTACTGGTAATATTTTTAATAAATCAATAATAAATTTTTGTGAACCTGAACAAAAACCTGATTTTAAGATTTTCCAATCATTATTTTTTAGATTTTTATAAACACCAACTGTACCATCTCCATCAAAATATCCTCTTATAAAATGATGAACTAATTCATCTTCTAATATAGGTATTCTTATTGTTTTAGTTTTAGCAGGTGTACATCCTAAATTATTTAAATCATTATACATTTGAGCTGATGTTATTTGAGCTTTCCATATATACTTTTTATATAATTTTTGATATTCACAATTTGGAGAATTATTTGATCCAACATCTGATAAAAATAGTTTTACCCATTCTTTGTCTTTTGATGAAAAAATAATTTGTCCAGATTTAGTTGCTTTTTTTGTAATATTACCATCAGCAAACAATACTCCTAACCAATATGCTTTTTTTTCTGTGTTTATAACATTAAAAAAGTCATCTTGACAAGTGTATTTCATTGCTGATTCAGACAAAGTTCTTGATTTTATATTATTTCTTTTTAAAATTGCAAATACAGTTTTCACATTTATTTCTAATGTACTTGCAATCTTTTTACCTGATAAATTATCAGTAATATAATAATCAATTACTTTTTGTTCTATTTCTGTTTTCATATATGTAAGTATTTATACTACAATATACCAAAAATAAACCATATAACCAAGAAATTTGGCTGCGGATTTACCAATTCTTATCTTTTTTACCATACCTGAGTAATTACTTCAGCCACTATATCAATCACTTGTATAGTTTGGTAGATAAGACTCTAAAGGTAGTCCCCGTCAATTTAAAGCTTTTTACATGTAGATTACTCTACAAGGAACCCAATTTAAGCTCATGATGTAATAAGCCTATCCTATGATTAGGTTCTAAATTAGACCAGAATTCTTCATTTACATCTAGTTTATAGTTAATTCCTTGTTTACTTACTCCTGCTGTAGGAACCTTTTTACTTACCTTTTTATCTAGGAGTAACATATACATCCCATAGAAAGGTTGTTTTAGCATAAGGTCCTTACCAGTTTTAGATATTTCATTTAATACTTTTTGACTCATTTCTTTTTACTATTTTTAATTCATAATCTTCTTCTAAAAAAGTTGAACCCGAAGAGATATACATTTTTGTAACAAGCTTTTCAAATCTTTTTATTAAATAGTTTATTGCATCTTCATCTTTATGTCGATACAATAATTCGTAAGCTTGATTAGTACTACCAGCATAATAAGACCCTTTATCACTAAGAATAGGTATTTCCGCGAATATTTCTCGTTTTATACTATAATTATCGACATGTATTAATAATAATGTAATCCAGGGAGCTGACTTTACTAAATCACATTCTTTTAAAATACCTATTAAAACTACTAGATTTTCTTTATCAGGACTTAATAATAAGTCTAAGTGTCTATCAAAGTTCGATTTGTTGATGATGTGTTTCTCCATCTATTTTAAGTGTTTTACGTGCCCACATAGGCGGTTTGTCCATACGCATAACATCAATCCATTCTTTAGCAGATGGAATATAGCCATTGCAATCTTCTTTTACATGTTGTTCTCCGATATATCTTGTGTATACAGTTTTACCTTCTGAATTTTCAAAACTTGGTCCAAACTTTTTCTCACATTCAAATATTCCTTCACTGTGGTGACGGAACATTCTATGTTTACTATGTCCTATCCAAGCTTTAGTTTCATCAAACCACTCCTCAATAGCTATATAATCCTCCCATTTTCCACCAAACCGCTTCGCGGCTGATTTTGCATGTAATATAGGGTGCATAAATTATAAGTTTAAATTGTTAATAATAGAAAAACTATACCAACGAGTGTTTAGATGACACTTTGTCTATTAATTCTTTTAATAATAATTGTTGAGATTCAACATCTAAAGGCATTACAGCTTTTTTAATATCTAATTTTTGATATAACCATCTAAATGCTTGTTCGTATAGTAATACAGTACAATAAGCGTCATACATTCCTAATTTGTTGCAATTGGAGTTCATTTTACCTTCTTCCCCAATATAGTTGCCTTGTCCATTGTAATACCCGAAACAAGGTTCATCAAATCCAATCGACTTCATATCAAGAGCTATTTGATATGGTACAAAATTACTTTCCATTCCTTGTTTTTTTACTTCTTCCATTATAATTTATTTTCTATTGTTCCTGAATGTTCATATGATTCTATATCATAAACACGTATATTATTTGAAATTGAATATTCTAAGGTATCAAGATCAAGATGTATTTCTCCATAACCTCCATCATTATTATACCAATCTTCAATATTTTCTAATAAATTAGAATAACAGTAATCGCTAATAGCTTCTTTATCAATATTGTCTATTTCACTTATATATTCTTCATTACCTCCAGCATCTTCAGTTAGTATTTCGTCTATATCACCACTATCTCCACTACCAGAGTATCTGATTATTAATTTAATATAACCCGCGTCTTTTAATTTAGTTAGTTCTGAAATCATTTTTTTTTTGTTTATAAAATTTACCTAAAATATTAGAATTCAAGAAGTTATCTTTTTCGAGTACTTCATGTATAAATTGATATTTAGTTTCCATATACGATAATTCTAATTTAGAATAACAAATACATAGTATTTCTCTTTTAATTTTTACATCATCGTTATGAGCTTTTTTTAATACCTCGTTACTACTATAGTAGTTTTCATATGCTAGTTTCTTTACCCGTTTATAGGTCTTTTTACGTTTATCAGTAGGTAAATCTTTTTTAGCTAATTTAGATTTTCTATCGGAATAAAAGTTCTTTTTACCGATATATAACATAGAAGCACCATCTATTACAGCGCTCATAATATATACAAATCCAACACTATTTTCAGGTATCATTTCTGAAGTAAAGACAACTCCTTTATAAATCCAACTCATAGATATTGATTTAAAATTTGTTTTACTTGGTCAACTCCATAATCTTTAATAGAATCTGATAGATCTTTAGATAACGGAATTGATATAAATTCTATATTATATTTTTCCTTATACTTTAAAGCCTGTGTTTCACCGGTTTTATCATTATCATATAAAACATATACTTTTGGATACTTATCTAATATCTTTTTAACAAGATCTTCTTTAAGCATAACCGTCTCACTATTAGGAGCTAAAAAGTCTACGTCATACCCTAAGGATACTAGACTTAACCCATCTTTTATTGACGATACTATTACTAAAGTTGATTTATCCCAGGTTAATTGATCAAAACCTTGAACATATTGTTTATAGATATTAAATTTCTTATCAGTTTGTAAAGGAGAATATGTCTTATACAATGTACCGTCTTTCTTAGTATAAGCGTACATCATACCTTTCCTTAGTCTGAAATTTTTATAACCATTATCAAATAAGATATATTCTAATGGATATATGTTATATTTCTCTAGTAAAGATTGACTAATATTATAGGATTGCCAATATGTAATATCAGCAAAAGAATATGGTCTTACCTTATACTCTTTTATCTGATACTTAGGTGTCATATTAGGTTGAAGTTTTTTAGGTACGTTTCCCGTATCTATAAACATTTTATAATCATTAACAATAGTTTCTTTAGCTTCATAATAAGTTACATCCTTTTTATTTAAAAGCTTACTAATCATGATATAAAAGTCAATGATATTACCACCTTTACCTATTGAAAAATCGTGAAATAATAATCGGTCATCCTTATAATAAAAAACTAATGAAGGCTTAGTATCTTTAGGATTGAATATTGATAATACCGAATGATTTTTTATATTATCGGGTATTTCAACACCGGCGTAATAAAAATATACCCAATGATCTGGTATATCTTTACAACTAAGTACTAAACTTGTCTTTATCATAATTAATATAGTTAAAAAAAGGAGTCCTACTTGATTCAGACTCCTTTGATTAATTGCCGGATTTTAAATTAAAGATCAATATCAAAATCAGATCCTGAATCAGAATCAGAATTATCATTTGTTTCTTGACTTGGTAGCTTTATAGCATGAACATCAGAATCAAACTCTACAACTTTAGATAAATCACCATCAGCTGAAGAATATGGATAACGTCCATCTATTCCATACGGAAAAGATAAATCCCATTCTAAATAGTTACTATCTCTTTTTTTATACTGTGTACCTTGAATACATACATATAGCCATTTATCTTCATAGGGAGCATCATCATTAAACGCTTTAACAAAATCTTCAACGGTTTCATATTTACCATCTACAGATTTCCACCAATCCATACAACCTAGACTTAAACACATACCCTTTATACTAGCTAGTACAGAACTAACTGTATCTCGAGGTTTACCGTTTTTAGTTCTACCGGTATAGAATGGAAAAGAATTAGCCTTTACCCAAGACACTCTACCCTCGTGATCACCTTTACTGGGATCATCCTTATCTATTTGAAATCCTTGAAAATCACCTCCTACAGGTTCACTTTCAAGAACATAAATAAGATTAACAGCATTTTCATATCCTCTAATGTTTACAGGATTATACTTTACGCTTACAATCTTAACTTTGTGATTACCTGGTTCTAACTTTTTATTCCATGTACCACCTTCGCTCTTTGCTGATTTTGTTGTTCTAATCATACCTTTTTATTTAAATGTTAACATATACTCTATCCCAATGAGTAATAAAATTACCCGATCCATCATCTTCTGATAATACTATTTCAGCGTTTTCTAAATGTTTAGGTCTAGCGCCACAAGCAATTTTATCAGAAGTTTTAAAACTTAATATATTCTGATTTCCTTTTCTATATAAATACCCAATAGCGTCTGATTTATAAGCCGCTGAGGTTTTAATCTTACCAGTAAGATCTATATCCAAAGCGCTGAAATCTGAACCAGCTTTATCTAAGTTTACGTCCTTAACATGTCCTAACAATATAATATGATCAGCACAAGACTTAATCTCATTAACAGTTGATGAAAACGCGTCTCTTAACCATTTATAACCAGCTCCATTAGGTAGATTAAGAATACTATGTAATTCTTTCTTTCTAGGACCTGGACCAGTTATAATACCTTTAGGGTCTTTGGCTAACCAACCTTTACCCATAGGACTTCTATCATACAGAATATCAGCATATTCTACACACATTTCTTCAAGAGCTGTAATAGTATCAATAGCTATAAACTTATAAGGCTTATCAGCTTCTTTAATAGCTTTGATTACAGCAAATAATTCTTTTATAGAATTAGCTTGAATCTTCATAGCATCTACATATTTACTTCCTTTTTCTAAATCAATGATTAGACAATTAGGAAGAGCTGCAATAGCTGTTGTCTTTCCTACCTTAGGTTTAGAAAAAATTATAAGGTTTGTAGGATTGTCAGAATCAGCTTTTACAATTTCTGTCGGTAATTTAATTTCCATTATTCTATGCTATCTATTAATATATTTAACCATTCTTTATCACTAACAGGTTGTTTCCAAATAATAGCCGCGAAGTCCTTAATAGTCATTTGACTAATCAATTCTTCTTTATTTGCGTCATTTGTTTTAGGTTTTAAAACAGTAGTGATATTAGATTTAAAATCGTTTACTTTGTCTTTATTAAATATTAATTCGTTATTTCTACTTACAACAATTAATTTTGAAGTAGGTATGAAATATTGTACAGCACTGGGAATAACATCATTGGATTTAATATATGTTTTCCATTCCGGATCATATTTCCATTTCCATAATGTACGCTGTGAATCTTCTATATCATACTTCTTACTTACAAATTCAGTATAAATATCTTTCTCGTTTCGTAATTCACTTGCGAAAAAGCTTATACAAATTTCACTATGATTGACCGGTTTATATGCTGTTCTAGGTATAAATAACGGATCAATACAATTCATCTTTCTAAAGATAGGCTCGTGATACGCTCTTAACTCCTGTATCCTCTTTCTTTTTTGACTTGTATCCATATTATTAATTCTTAATTTTAACGTCTCGAGGCGGAGGTGGAGTTTCTACAATAGACATCTTTTCAAACTCCGCTCTAAAGAAACTCATTCTTGTATCTCCATTTCTAACTTTTAAGAAATGAGCTACTAATACTCTGTCATCATCAATTATCCATCTTTCAGGACCATAAATTCTTATATTTTTAGCTCCCGGTCTATTAAACGCTACTACAATATCAGCATGTTGAAGTAAAGCATCTGAACCGAATATGTCCGAGTCTAAAATATAATTACCATGTTTACCGTCACCAGTTCTTTCAACACTATCTACGTTTCTATTAAGCTGGCTTAAAATAATAAAAATTACTGGGTACTTTCTTTTCAATCTAGTAAGTGCCTCTCCTAGATGATAAAGGGTATCCATCCTGTCATTTTCAAAATTAGTTTTCTTAAACAATAATGAATGATCTACAGTGATTATACCTGGCACATACTGTTTATCATTTCCTACTACTTTAACGTGATATTCAAACCAAGCTTCTATAAACTGCTCAAACTCATTTACAGTACAAGGATTTTCAACTATTTCGATAGGATCATTAACCTTTTCTTTAGAGTATTCAATACACTTTTTAAAATCATCATCACTTATCTTATAATTATCAGCGCTACATACTTGTTTATAAGATTTAGATAATACAGAAGAATATTCTCTGATAGCACCAACTTTAGCTACCATTTCAAACTGAAATTCTAAAACTCTAAAATAGGTATGTTTATTTAAATTAAAAGCCTCACGAATAATCTGATCTTTAATCATAGTCTTACCCACAGCTGGGCGACCACCTATTACAATCATACTATGCCATTCAAATCCATCAACAGCTGAATCATTAAACCTTTGCCAAGGAGTTTTAATACTTTTAATTAATCCGTCTTTTCTTAATTTAATATAGTTTAAAGCGTTTTTATAAGCTTCTCGTTTGGTTATCCAAGGTAGTTTACTCTCTTCCATCGTTATCAGTTCTATTTATAGACAGGAAAACAAATTTATAAAATCTTGCGAAAATAACAATAACAAATTCAATAAATATATATTGAATAATGTTAATCTTAACAATTAAATTTCTTATTATCAAAAATACTATTACGCTTAATAGTATCGCAAATACAATCTTAAATAAGATTTTACCAAAATCAATCATACAACTTTTGTTTTAAAATAAGTATCGTCATCTCCATCTTTAATTAATTC